CAGTGCGTGGGTCTGCTGGTGCTATTCCGCTAAGCCGTATTTGATTTTGATGCGGTCGAGTTTTTGGAGCAGGGGTTACTCTTTTCGCAGCCTGGCTTATCGCCAACTTTGAGTCAGGCGGAGGGTATTGGTAAGTGGTCTTATTCCCCACTTCATAACGGATATCACGCTCGTGATAACGGATATTCCAATTTTGATAACGGATAAGGCCAAATGAAGCATTTTTTAAGGTTGGCATTTGTTCTGGCGCTATTTGATCCTCCGGCTGCAATGGCTGGAGAACAGCAACATTGCACAAAAGAGAATGAACACCCTTTCATCGTTATTCAATGTGATGACGGAACGGTGACAGTGGTTAATGTAAGAAATGACCGTGTAGCCGTATGCCGTAAAGGCGAACCATGCAAGGAAATAAAACTATGACTAAAATCACTAAATTTCGCATATCAGAGATTATTGCACGCATCGAAATGTATGGACACGGCGCTGGATACACGGCAGATGAGGTATTGGAGCTTGCCCAAATGGCTTTGGCGACTTGCAAAGATGGTAAAACAATGAAGCTGATCGACTTGTTAGTGAAGGAGTTGCCTAAGCGCGGCGGATGGCCTTATGGTATGATCGATTGTCGCCTGCTCAGTGCCAATTTAATGGTGCCATGCGCGACTTTTGCTTTTGGCTCAGACTGCAAAAAAGACCAGTTCGATGGGCGCAATTTTTGTTTTGAGATTGAGCTTCCAATTCATGACCTTGATAGCGATGAATACCAGTCAGTTGTCACTCACGAACAATACGAAGCCGCTCTCATAGCGTCGCAGCAAGTCGAGTTCAATGGTGATGAACTTGAAAGTAAGGCTTACAAGTTAGATTTTGAGCAATGGCTGGAGCAGCAGCGCGGGAAAATCGATGTGGACTGCGGTTGTGTGTCTGCGGAAACATTCATGCACTGGTTGCGGGTAGCTTATGAGGCTGGCAACCATCCGGATTTTCCGGATAGTTCCCAACAAGCGCCCAGGAAAAGCGTAAAAACCACTCTGGAAAGAGGCTATCTTGAGGCCGCATTAAAGATTAAGCCGGGCCATACGCTAGGCGTCATTGATGCCATGTTGGTTCATGAAATGGCGAAGGCTTTATTGCCGCTGGTGGCTGATAAACATGAGGCGGACCATGCCAACGAAAGCTGAGTTACAGGCGCGCGTAGAGATTCTTGAAAAAGAGAATGCCAGCCTCAAAGGAATGCTGGCGCGGGCGGAAAGGGAATTATCAGGTAAATTATTGCCAGAGGAGCGACCACCAGCAGATATACCCGACCGAGTGTCCCGGTGGATGAAGTCTTTTTGTTTGTCGTGGGAGACTTTTTGGTGCTACGACCATCGCAGATGGTGCGATGAACTTGATAGCAGCTTTCCCTACTTTGCGGAAGGTAACACCTGCCCTCAATGCAGGGGATGAGATTTAACGAAATCGATCACCCTATCCTGAACTTCAGAAAGAAGGTCTTTTTCACAAGCCAGGACGTCATGATATTGACGTTCTGGCCTCACCAGATGCCGAAGCCTCCCATTAAGCAGGATGGCCTCAGAAAACACTTTTACGCTGTGCTTTACCCCCTCTGCTTCACTTTTAAGCGTCAAAATAAAGCGCAATTGCTTAATTGCATTGGCATGATTCAGGTTCAATACACGAATTTGCAGTTCGTCTATGCTATTTCGCAATGGGATTGATGCCACCACACTGGTGCAGTCTCTGATTGTCTGAATTGAACGGCTAACATTGAGAACGTTATTGTGCATGTGCCTGATCCACTAACTCTAGGAGGTTTCTTGTGTCAGATCGAAATATAGCAGCTAAAAGCCAGGAAGAGCGAGACAAGGTGAACGTAGACCTTGCCGCCAGCGGCGTTGCTTACAAAGAACGGCTGAATATACCTGTGATTGCAGAGCAGGTGGCCCGTGAGCAACCGGAAAACCTGCGCGCCTATTTCATGGAACGGCTACGGCACTACCGGAAGTTAAGCCTCCAGTTGCCAAAAGGGAGCGATCCGGTGTATCAGAACGAGGATGCACCAAAAAAATAACGGCAAGATGGGGGAGAAATGTGATTAGCCCCCAGCGTGGCGCGCCTACAAACCCCGCTTTCACAAACTATGCCTTTTCAATGTATACTGTATGAATAAACAGTATCATTGAGGTAAAACGCTATGGGCTTCCCTTCTCCTGCGGCGGATTATGCAGAGAGCCGCATTTCTCTTGATCAGCAACTAATCAGACATCCTTCCGCGACCTACTTCATGCGGGCGGCAGACAGCCATCACCGTGAGGGAATATTGCAAGGTGCTTTGCTGGTGGTTGATTCCTCACTTACTCCGGTTGATGGTTCACTGCTTATATGCGCTATGGAGGGTGAATATCGCATAAAGAGATACAGGAAGTATCCGCGCCAGCACCTGGAGGATTTAAGCACCGGGAAGAAAGAGGCGTTACCAGTAGATGACGATGGATGCACGGGCAGTAATGCTGTGTTTGGTGTGATCACTCATGTCATTAATGATGCCCGAAGTGGGGAGTTTGATTATAGACCTGTGATTTAAGGCGCATAAAGAAGCCCGCCAGACCTGGCGGGCTTTTTGTTGATATCATTCAATGATTTTTTCGGCTGTCAGCCAGCTAATTTCGTGCCTGTCTTTCGGCGGTTTTAGCATGTGAGCATATTCAGCGACATGCTCCCACGGAATTGTTTTTGCCCACTCAACGATAGCATTGTGATCTGCAGTGAAGAGTGGAATAGTGTGCGATTTCAACCATTCTAATGTCGTGACGCCATGTTTTTTGGCGTGGTGCTGCGCATGATGCCGGGCTATCACTCGTAATGGCATTGTCCATTCACTACCATCAGGCATCGAAAAGCGCATTGTCTTCGGCATATCTGATTCAAGAACAGCCTCCCTAATACCAGGGAACTCACCAAGAATCATACGACGATAGTCATCACTATTTCGCCCGCCATACCTTTCGGCAAAATGATCAAGATATTCTTGGGTAATAAATGGTGAATCCTCCGCACTCAGCTTAATGGCTTTATATACACCACTCGGATTATCTTCAGCTAAAGCACGTCCATGATGTGAATCATAAAAAAAGCCTATTTCCTCTGGTGACGGAATTGAAGTGAGCAATATGCGTGAATCACCACTAGTCATGCTTGCCCACACAATGCTGTATGCCCGATCGCTGATATGTGCGGAATCCACAATAATGAATAAAAGATGGTCGGCGTAGTGACCTGCAATGCTATCTTCATAGTTAAGGCGGTAGTTACAAAAGCACATTCCCCAAAATTCATTGAACATCAGACCGCTATCACCGACCTTAAAATACTCAATGATAAAAGGTTGTTTTTTCAGCAATGCCTCCCAACATTGCCACACATATGCAACAATTCCTCTTTTGCAAACATTTGATTTTGGATAAACAATTACTGTCCGGGAATCAGGATACATAATCGTATAAAGGGTACTAATAACAGCAAGCACTTGCGGTCGTCCGATCCCATACGGAGTGGTGACAGTAGCTTTTGCATTATTGGGCTGTATAGCTTCAACAATTTGTTGTTGCTGGTGGCTTAAATCAATATCAAACAATTCTTTTGCTGCCAGTACCCAATTGTCTTTATATTTCTCCACCAGCGACAGCCAGCGCGGATCTTTATAAATATTGCTCTTAGTCGCCATCTGCCACTTCCTTAACTTCTTCTTTGGCCTGTTCTGCAATCGCCGCACGGCATTTCGCCCATTTGCCTCTTTTACTCGTTCATCAGCTTCCTCATAATCCAGCTGTTTAACCGCTACTCGCATGTATAAAGTATCATACTCATGCACAAGCTGTTTCTTTTCACGCTCCAACTGCTCATTCTCCTGTTGCTTTTCATCAGCCTGTTCCTTCAATTCGTCGTAACGAATTTCCTCTTTTAACACCTTATACTCCATAACCGATAAATCATGATTGCGACCTTTTGACTTTTCTCTTATCTGTTCTCCAAGAACAATTCTCGCTCTCTCATTTGCGAAAGCTCTTAATTTATC